CTGCCGTGATGAGTTTGAATGATGGGCTACCCGCTCCGTTGATGAGGTTAGAACGGATGCTTGTGATGTTCTTCCAAGCGGCGGCTTCTTTCGGAGTTCCAAGTTCTTCCAAAACTTCATAGAACTTCTTAACGTATTCGTATCCATCATCGCTGGATTTGGCGTTTACGAAGCGTTTGTAGAGTTGCTTGAAGTAAAGAGTTTGGCACTCGTTGAATCGGCGAATCTGAGTTCCAGATAGTTTTGCAGACTCAGCGGCATCAAGTTCCGCTTCACCTTTCGTGCGTTGCTTTCCTCCAGCAGTTGGAGCATTGATGCGATACTGACCCATGCCGCGATACATATCTCCCATGAAGAACTGCATGAAACTCATGCTCTCTGCTACTGGAAGCTGGAAGCGGTTCTGGATGAACTTCGCGCCATCTGGCATTACGCTGATTGGCAACCATTCCATCTGCTTCAACATCTTTGTTGCGTCTGGGCCTTGACCTTCGATCATCAACATGGAGTTGAGGCGAACGGCATCAACCAATGAGTTCATCGTGAAGTCATACTGGCGGCAGGCGACGAATGCTGATTCCGCTTGGCTCTTAATGTCTTGGAAGAGTCCGCTGCCAACCGAGTCGGTCAGCATATACATGATCTCATCCCATGAGTTGAAGAGTCCAATCTTGAGCATCATAAACCCATGTTGGCTTCTGACATCATCTTCGCTGATCTTACCTGCTCCTTTAATGTTGGAGTTGATGTAGTCCGAGATGGGTTGGTAGTCTTGAAGGATAATCGCCTTGCTGATCTTTCCGTCGAACTCCCTCCAGTAAACTTCGTAGAGGTCGATCTTTTGGTTTACGGAAAGTGACCAGTTAAATCCTGCTTCGCTGATTGTGCGGAAGAAGTCTTCGCGTGTCTTGCGATTGTTGCTGAATGCGCGGTGGAAGCGAATAGCGTCAATTGCTGCGTCCACATTCCATCCCATTGCTTCTGCCGCCGCACGATTCTCGATCTTCTTGTAGAGTTCGTATGGTGTCAGACGGACACGGCGGACAAACTCCTCAAGGTTGCAAAAGTCGATCCTAATGTCGTCTGGAAAGAGAAGGTCGGAGAGGTAAACGTGTTCTGGCATCCATCCGAGTGGGCTATCCCACATTCCGATTCCTTTTCCATACAGCAACATTTCTTCAAGGTCTTGCTCTGTGTTGTAGAGGTATCCGGGCCATTCGCGGATTGCTTGGTCAAATGCGATTCCGATGTTCTCTGAGTTAACGAGGCGTTCTTTTTCATTGCCAAATTTACTTTTGATGGTGCAGCAAGCCTGCCGTTCGGTAATGACATCGTAGTAACTGGACTTCTGGTTATCAACGATAAACCCAAGTTGTCCGTAGTTCACATCGGACTGCCAAGGAAGACGTTTCTCGGCAAGTTTGCTGTAACCTGTAGGCGGGAACATTTTGTAAGCCTTATAGATACGCAAGCGTTTATTCTCGCGTCCGATGTTCGCAAGTCGAAGATGGTTTGCTATATTCCAGCAATGCGAGGCGTTAGAGATTCGTGTTTCGGGTGGCTTGCCGTCTTGATCTAAAACTGCAAGGGAAAAGTTGTCGGAGCCGATTGAGAGCATAAGATTTTACTTTTATCGTTTACGATAATGAATTCAAGGCATTTCTTAATTTATTCAGAACGATTCCAAGAAATCCTTCGTTTGTTGCACGAACTGCACCCGCGAGCCTTATGCTCAAGTTTCGTTTTAAAAACTTTGTCAGTAACTGCTGCTACCGTGTGGATCGCTTGTGCTATCGTATCTCCAAGCCCATCGCTATACCAGCAACGATCACTTGGTTGGCGTTGGCAGATTTGATCTTCTACCATCTGCTCAATGTTGGCAGGAAGTTCAACTCCGTTTGAGCGATAGTCTTTCTGGATGTTTTGCATCAAACTACTCCATGTGCTTCCGTAAACAATTGCTGGAAAGGTGAGTTTATCGCGCTTGATCTCATACTTCCAATACCATCCACCGACTGGAGCGAGGTTCTTGTTTTTCAGTTTCATCTTGCCTTTCGTCGGAAAATATATTTTCTTATTGATATGTCAAGAGTTTTTTCTTCAAACAAAGGTATTCGTCGTTACGGAATTCAATTCCCAGAAAACATGGATGACCTTGGTATTGAGTTATACTGCTACGCTATAAGCCGAGGACAATATGGTAGAACTTATTGTATTAGACAAAATATAAATCTTTCAGATTTTAAACTACTTTCTCCGTCTGAGCATTTCCTTAATGCAGTTAAACTTCAATGGCCGACTGAAGTTTCTATTTACAACCGAGGATATACAAACACTCAGTTGATTAGAACCTTAGATGAACTTTGCAGTAATGTTGATATTTGTTTAGCTGGAGCCGCTTCAATGGGAAAAAGTTTTCCGGTTGGTCTTTGGATTTATCTTGATTGGTGCGCTGCCCCACACTGCACTTCATCATGGGTAGCTACTACTACGTTAGGCGCATCTGAAGATCGTATCTGGGGTATCATCTCCAAGCTCTATAAATGCGCTCGCGTTCAAATAGGTAAGCTAATCGACTACCGCCATATGATTGTTTGGGGTGGAGCAACAAACGATGAGGAAAAGGAATACGATAATGCTATCAAAGCCCTCGCATTTCCATCTGGTAATGAAGGTCAAAAGGCAGTTGATACAACCCGTGGTCGTAAGAATGATCGAATCCGTCTTGCACTTGATGAGTTGCCAGAAATGGAAATGGGCGCGATCACCTCAAAAGTTAACTTGGGTGCAAACGATGATGTTACCTTTATCGGTATCGGAAACCCATCTGCTGGTGATAATCCTCACACTCGTTGGGCTATGCCGAAAGGTTGTTCTAACTTTGATTCAGTAAACCCAGACATGGATAAGTGGGAGACTGAGACCGGAGTTTGCTTGTTCTACAATGGTATGCGTAGCCCAAACTTCGCCGCGCCTGCTAATGAACCCTCTCCATTTCCATTTCTCATGGATCGTAAGAAGCAGGAGATGATGCTCAAATTGTGTTATGGAGACGAAAATGCAATTGACTATGTTCGTAACGCTATTGGTTGGTGGCCGAAGACTGGATTTGCTCAGACCATACTTACCGCTGACTTGATCCGTAATGCTGATACCAACGAAGAACCACTATGGGATTCCGAAGGATTTACAAAGGTAGCTGGATTCGATACCGCATTTACAATCGGCGGGGATCGATGCGTTCTTACTATCGCCAAACTTGGGTTCGTGCGCGGGACTCGCAATCGTGTAATGTGGTTGGAAAGTCAGAAGGTAATTCAACTATCCGCTAACGCCGCTGCTGAGTTTGAGATTCAACTTGCTACTGAAGTTGTTCAGTTGTGCCGTGCGGCTGGCGTTCAACCTTCTAAGTTTGGTATGGACGTGTCTGGTGATGGTGGACGAGTCGGGCAGGCTATCATTCGTGAGTGGCTACGCTTTGACGCTTCTGGAGCCGCTATCGCTCTTATCTCATCTATGGGTAAACCTACTGACCGAATCGCGGCAGAGGTTGATAAACGCCCGTGTAAGGATGTTTACGATAGACTTGTTTCTGAATACTACTACTCAGCTTATCATGCCTTCAAAAGTCGCGTTATCTTTGGGATTGATCCTGCTTCGGATTTAGCGCGGGAACTTTGCTTGCGCCGATACACAATTAAGTCCAAGAAGATTGCCATTGAGACTAAAGATGAGCTTAAAGGAAGAACGGGATACTCGCCCGACTTGAGCGATAGCCTAATCTATGCCCTCGAAATGGCGCGGCGTAATGGACTTATTTTTATCGGAAACGATAAACCAGTTCCAACTAACCGATTTTGGGCGCGGGATGAAGTATCAATTGATACCACTCCAGATGATGACTACGGATCAGACGATAACGGAGATTGGTAAAGGGTGGCCGGGTTAACTCAGCATTATCGGTAAGGGCGTTTAAAAGCGCACCGACCTCATCCGCCGACCATATAAAATTAATACTGGGCCAAGGCGTTACTCTTGGTCATGGTTTTAGTGACGGCCCCATGTATTGCCGTTTGGCTCTTTTTGCCACTTTACACAAGACTACTTCAAAGCTCGTAGTTAGCTGCATGACTCCATGCTTCCCAGTAAAGTTATTGTCACGCCGCACAATTGATGTCCATTGGTCATCCATGTTGCCATTGTGCGCTTTTCTACATCTACTATCTCGTCGGGAATGCCCAATCCGAATTGGATGAATACGTTCGTCCGGCAAAAGAACGTGACAAATTATTCCAAAGATCAATCGAGAATACCTGCAAGTTCCAAAGTATTCGCTACTTCTTCTGGGACTACAATACGGATTACTTTCTCCCCGTCAAGATGTCCAATGGTTTCATGCAGTCGGATGTCGCTTTTCTTCACCCAACATTGATTGAATTTCTGACGAAACAGAATCTTTTCCGGTGTATTGGTTACTTCAGTTCCCTCGCAGATGATGCGGGATTCAAACGTATTATTTGTAGTCATAAATTATATATCCATTCTCTCTTGCCCATGCTACTTCATGGTGCAGCCTTGAATGACATTTGCGACAAGCCACCATGAATGAGGACTTGTCACATAAGAACTTGCCCCTTCCTTTCTTATGGTGAAGGTCTGTGCCTTGCCCATTACATATCTCACACTGGTAGTTTTTTTCTTCAAAGTATTCTGCTTTGACTTTTTCGTATTCGGCATTTTTTACTCTTCGGGAGCTGGAGACTGCTCTGAGCTTTCCTCCTCGCTTTTTAAATCCTGTTTTTGCCTGTAGGGGCGTTTTTCTTTGTAGCATAGAGCGATTACTTTTTCGACTTGTTCTTTCTTTAGGATACTCTTGGAGTTTACTTCAATCTGGTTTACCAGTGATCCTGTCACGCCGATCTTGTCTCCAAGTTCACGGACAGTCAATTTCAGCAATCTCCTTGTTTCACGAAGCTGGCTGGCGAAAGTCTTTCGTCCAAGAGAACGAATCGTGCGTGATTGCTCGTAGGCACTCATGCAAGATTCATAAGCAGTTTCTAATGGATGTTTCATTTCCATAAAAAATAAACCAGAACTATTGACAAGTCAATATTTTTTTGATACTATGATTGCTTATGGATAACACTAACAACATCAAAGACAACGCAGAAAAATTACTCGCTGGAGTAAGGCAAACTGTCATGGTTACAAACCTATCTTTAGCCGCCGCGCTGGAGACTCCTTTCATGGCTACCTATGAAAGTGATGAAGGTATTCTCGTCATGGCACTCAGAATAAACAACACTGCAATCATGGCCG